TCTCTATCAATTTGTTCTTCTAAATCAGTTATTTTGTCTAAATATGCTTTAAGTACCTTCGCCATTTGCTCGGTTTAGTTTAAATATGTTTTCTGTTGTATCTGCTTCTTGTTTTTTCTCATCTAAGTGATCAATAGCAGATTGTCTATCAGGGAATTTATCAGGATCTATATACATTAAGTAATCATACTTATCTGCAATACCATTTTTGAACTTCCAATCCCATTCCTGTAGTTCTGCTGCAGGATCAGGAAACTTAACTTCTGCATAATCTAGTGATATACCTTCAGGTAATTGTAATCCTGTTTCTACTTGTACTATCACTCTTTCAATCTCATACATCTGTTTTTCTGCTCTACTCCACTTTTCTACTTCATCTTCCCTTGCTTCTAGTAGTTCTAAGTTTTCTATTTTAAGTGCAACACCTGATTGACTTCCTGATAATCCAAAATCAAAGTTTATATTGTTGTTAAATGCTATTGTTTTTAATTGGAACTCTATACCTTGCTTAATGCTAGTAACGTCTGTATTTGATGATATATTGCTCATACTACCTTCATCTACTACTACTACTTTGTTAAGTCCTAGTTGTATATTGTTAGCATCAACCCTGCCTTCTATAACAAATTGTCCACCTGCTGTTCTTATATGGTGTTGTAACATTGTCATAGCAATATCTATCTGCTTATTACCAAGTGCAATATCCATAGCACCTTCATTCCAAAACTCATCTACCATTGAATTAGGTTGCACAAAAACAAATGGTAATCTTCCATAAGGGTTTATATCTTCTTCGTTTACACTTATTTTCTTACCTGTAGAATCAAACATAAAGTGTTTATCAGCACTCCAATACACATATATATCTTCTTGTGTATTTCTCCAATCTGCTGTTGCTTTATTAAGTGGATATGTAATTGCTATAGGCTCTAATGGATTCATAGGATCCATAATAGGTACAAAATTCATTACAGGATTATATACAAACTTACCATCTTTCCAAGCAACATGTATAGCAACTGTGCCTAATAAGTTTTGTATTCTTTCAAAAGATTTCATTTTATAGTTTTTATCTATAGTAAAATCATTATAAGAATCATTTTCTACATCTCTAATTGGTGCATCTTTGTACACTAATGATATACGATTGATTAATTTCTTGGTAAGATTGACACAATAAAGTGGTATCTCTTGTTGTAGTGTGCCTGAAAAATACTGATCTATATATTTAGCAGTATTGTTGTATGTGTAGTAATCTAATGCTTCATCTCTCATTTCTAGCATTGCACTATGGTTTTCCCACTTTAACTGCCTTATTGATTCTTCTATAACGTCTTTTGCTGTTGAATATACTATCATTCCCTCTCCTAAGCCATATATGTTCTTGTTACAGGTTTTTTAACAGGAAATTCATAATCTACACTATATCTGAAGGCATCAGTAAGGTGAGTAAGTGCATTATTAGACTTATCTATTTCTCTAGTGCCTTCTTTTAATACTACTTGTTCCAAGTCTTTTATAAACTCCTTACATTTAGGATCTACAATCGTAAAATCCATTGCCTTGTTTACTGCATTAACACTATCAATTACTGATGGTGCTTTTTTCTTTACTCGTAATCCGAAGCCTTGCCTTCTAAGAATATCATGATCAGACATTAATGCTGATGTATGTCTATTCTTTCCTGCAGGATCAGGATAACAAATATAGTGTCCTGTTGTATCAACCTTTTGTCTTTTAGGTTGCAATAAGTTGGGATTCTCGTATGGGTATTTTTCTTTTATTAGTTTAGCAAGTCTTTCAGTCATTAAGTCGTTACCACCACTATGTGATAACTGTATCTCATCAAAAACTCTTATTTTAGGCTTATCTGCATAAATCTGAAATAAGACACAACTGATAGGATCTACGTTGAAATCCATTGCTATTCTAATAGGTAGGGAACTATTATAGGAAACTTGCTTTACATTCTTGTCTCTATCAAAAGCATAATAACAAGTTCCGTATTGCAAATTTACAAAATTACCATTAATATAACTAGATATTAATTTGTCATCATAGTTTTCATATAGTGAATCTATAAAGTCTTGTGGTAAGAACGTATTGTCTGTTGTTTTGCCCTGTATCAAATCATATCCTGATTTAGGTTTATCTTTCCATAAATCATATACAAAATTAAATCCTTCAGGTGTAGTAGTTATCCATGCACTCAAATGATTACCATCTCTAAGCCTAGATAAGCCCATTTTCCAAGCCTTATCATCTTTTAGTAGTGCTGCTTCATCTAGTCCTACTCCTGCTAGATTTAGTCCTGCCCATCTACGATAGTTTTCTGCTGATCTAAGTATAATGTTAGAATAACCATTTTTCCATATAATAGTATATTTCATTTCACTTGCTCTATACTTATATTGGAATCCTAGTTGTTCTAGTGTTTCTTCTAGTGTAGGTTGCAGTACATCTCTAATCATAGGAAATGTAGGTTCTGCAAGTAGTATTGTTTTTTTAGGGTTTCTTCCTGCTTCTAGGATTGCTTTGAGTACAAATGCTACTGTCTTACCACTACCATATCCTGCTACAAGTGCAGGGTATTTTGCTTGGGATCTTATAAAGTTATTCTGATGTTGGAATACTTTAAAGGACTTCAAGATCAAAGCCTTCTACAAGTTCATCTTCTATCACCATTGGGTTTTCTGATTGTCCTAGCATTTGCTTACCAAGCCATATAAGCATAGTAACATTTCCTTTTTCTGCTACTTTCCATTGTAGTTGTCTAAGCCTAGTTTTGCCTGATGCTCTACCTTTTATAAGATATTCGTCATAATTACGTCTGATTGTGCTTTCACTACAACCATAGAATTGTGCTATTTCTGTATTTGTACAACCGAACTCGGCTAACTCTTGTACCTTGTTAGGTGGTATGTCATGTTTTTTTGGTCGAGCCATTTATATCTTTCATTAAAAATTTACTAAGCCAATACAATGCTATTTCATAAGGATTGATTTGGTGCTTTATACTATACATTTTACCACCTAAATTATGATATTCAGTATGACATGCTCTACATACAGGTATTGCAGTAAAATGCTCTCTAAGGTTTTTCTTCCTATCTCTACCCATTCCTATCTGATCAATATGGTGTGGTTCTGTAGGAGTATGCTTATAACACAGACTACAATATTCTTGTTCCCTTAAATACTGTAGATATTTATGTGTTCTTTCCATTAATTTCTTCTTATAAGTGTTTTGTTTCTTTGTGATTCTTCGCAATCTTTGTTTAATACTTGTTGTATGTTCATTTCTAGCCATTTTGGAGAATCATCATATATGTAATTTTCTTCTATAAGTGCATCTATCAGTTGTTTACAACCACCTACTAGATTGTCATAGTCTAATAACCTTTTTCTAACACTAACTATACTAAGATTTAATTTTTTAGGATCTTTGACTTGTTCTATATCGTTAAGTCTCATTTGGTTTCGGATCAGGAGTGCATATTCCTTCTTTAGCATTGACTTTTTAGCCCAATGCAACCTGTCTAATACATTTCTAGATTTTATTGTAATTGGTAAAATCATTAAGTGTCCTTATTCGTAGTTTAGTGTATGTTATACCACAAATACAACATTGTTTATATAATAATACTTATTTAAGTTAGAATTATGAAAAAACCCACCAATGAAGAATTAATAGAAATTATTGCTAGAAATATGCTAGATATACTCAAACGTCTTGAAAATATTGAGCAATCTAGTGAGAGTAATGAAAAGATATTAATGTTTTTAGAAGATTTATTTAATCCACCTAGAGATCTAATTACTTCTGAGGAAGAAGTAGTAGCATTTTCAAAAGAACTTTACAAACAGATATGTGAGTATTGTGGTGAAGATGGTTTACAGTTTATGGCTATAGCATAAAAAAAGGGTAACATTTCTGCTACCCTCTTTTACCTACTCACTCCTCCAAAAAGTATTCTTAACTATCAGTTTCTAATGAACTTAAATTATAATCAATCTCGTCTATTTTTTCTTTTGGTATGTAATCTTTAGTTTTTATCGCAATACCATTATCAAATCTAATTTTAGAAACTTTATTATTATATGGATTGTAATCAATTTCTTTAATTCCTAAATATATAAATCTTTCATTCCATTTAACATGAAAACCTTGTAATTCAAATTTAATTTTAGTTCCCACTTTAAGTTCTTCTTTTTTTATATTTTGTGCTAATTTCATATTTTATCCCCTCGTGTTATGGGAGGGTTCTTACACCCTCCCTTGTTGTTTTATTATTTAATGTTTACTCTTTCCCAAATTCCATTCCATTTAATGTAATCTATACCTTTACGATTCAAATGAGCAGTTCCATCTTTTTTAGTTTCTACTATCCAAACATGTTCTACACCATCTTTATTATTTCTTGATGTTCCTGTGCATATATGCTTTGTACCTGTTCCATTAATAATATAATCTCCCTTTTCAATAGCATCACACCATTCATTTAAATAGTGTCCATCTTTTTGTCCTGCTTTTTGATTGTTATATATTTTCATATTTATTCCTTTTTGTTTGTTATTTAACCTATACAAAGGTACTAAACTTTAATAATATGAAACAAGTATAATCGTAAAATAAATTATTTTTTTTTGGTTTTTAGAGGAGAGTAGTAATATAATATAATCTTATAATTAGTTATTCTTTAAGATTTTGCAACTTTTCTTCTAATATTTCAGGATCATCATAACCATTCAATTTTTCTACCATATCTACCATATTTGAATAACACCATACACAAAATGCTACAGGCAATATACCAAAATTACCTACAATATCACCATTATCTACATCTATACAAGATTCACATATATTACAATGTTTATATATGTCTTTCATTTTCTTCCCATTTTAGATACAATTTTTCGGCTATAATCTTATGTTGTTGTATGTTTTCTTCATGTTCTGTGGCTTTTTGTTGATCTATGAACCTTTTACCATCAGATGTTATCCATATCTTTGCTAATTCATGTGTTATCATTATAATTCCTTAAAATATACTTTTGTGTAAGTTGATTCTTTTATTTCCCAATTATCTACAGATCTACTATTTACTATGTAGTGTGTAGCAGTATAATCTAGTCTAGGATAAACAAACCAATACCAATTAGGCTTTTTATCAGGATTGTTATGTGCTTTGTGATTGATCATAAATATATTGTCTTTTTTCATACCTTTTACATCAAAAGTAGTTATATCTATTTTAATATCAGGTTCAGGT